AATTTTAAAAAAAAGACAAAAGAAAGTCCTTTATGTTTGTATAGTAGGAGAAGTGCCTTTATTGGATTCAGGTGGATTTTGGGAAACCTTTTCCAAAGGTTTTTTAGATAGACTTTAAAATTGCTTGTATCATAGTGATTAAAGTCATAAATTAAAGCAATAATAGGGATAAAATATGATTAATCTACCTGAGAAGTGGTCAAGTGCCAAGATGAAAGCAATAGAATTATTAGTAGATGAACCGGGGCGGTCACATAAGGATATTGGAGAAGAAGTGGGCGTTTCTAGGATAACAATGCACAGATGGAGCAAAGACCCAGAATTCGTGGAGATATTATATCAAAAGTACATGGTTACTTTCGGTGGAAGACTGCCAACTGTATTGGGAGCAATGATAAGGGAAGCCGAAGCTGGAAATGTTCAAGCTGGGCGATTAATATTAGAGCATTCTGGCAAATTGATTAAGAGAGTGGAAATCGCAAATACAAAATCTCCATTTGAAGCCTTTTTAAAATCTAATAAAAAAGAATTGCCATTAGATGTGGGATTTGAAGATGTGACGGAAAAGTTTGAAGTATTCCCAGAGAAACCAGTAGTGCAATTAGCTGGTGGTCAGATAATCAATGAAAAGATATTTCACAGACCAGAAAAGAAAATGTCCACAAAGCAAATAGAGAAAACGGCTAAAAAACGTAAGATAGCAAGGGATTTAAGAGCAAGGGCTGGGAAAGTCGGTCTTCCGCTACTTGCAAGGGGACGGCAATCACCGTTAGCTAGAATAAAGTGGAAAGAAAAACTAGAAGAACTAGAAAACCAACAATAACACAATAACATCAATATAACATACTAAACGCAATGGGGGTATACAAATTTTTAGGGTGGGGTGCAAGAACAACTCTTACCCCCCTATACAAATATTTAAGGTGGGGTAGTGGCGAAATAGTGCCATGGGTAAGCCTTAAAGGGCATAGCCATGTTAAATATATTGTATCCCTTTATACTAACGTATAAAGTAATAGAGAATCTATATAGTAGAATCAAATAAAACAAGGCATATAGGTTAATCAAAGGATTTTAATGGTGGTGCTTGAATAATCATAGAAGTATTGTACGATTCACATGATAGGCACTTTTCTTTGGATGGCGTGCCTTCAGACACGGATAGCACTTCCCAAATCCAACCACATGATGCACACACCCACTTTAGGGTCTTGAATTGTTTCATAACTTGAGTTTATCATCAATCTCCATACCGTCAGGGACTAACTGGCAGTAGCAAAATTCCTTACATATACTCCAGCCAGAGCCGGGCATACCTCTCGACATCCACCCATCCCATGTGTCAACATCACCAGCCCTACTAGCACAATCGGAACATAGATTACTAGACACAGCAATCCATCTCAACTTTTCCCCCATTTCTCCCGTTCTGCGGAATGCTTGATTAATTCCTCCAATAATTCCTCGCTTAATGGAGTTTTTAAGTTCCCCAAAGATTCGTCCGTTGCTCCTAAAGTCTTCATGAAGAGTCCCAATAATTGATTGTTCGCTAATACCACTTCCATTAAGCCTTCTGACTTCTTGTCCAAGTCTCTCTGCAAAGATTCGAGCATCATAAGACAATCCAGCAGTAACCCAAAGTAAGACGCTTCTGTCTTTTTCATCTAATATCTCCTTTCCATTTGGCATAAATTACCCTTATTTTCTATTTAATACAAGTTAATTATTTTTTACGAGCCACTTTTAGGGCATCGAATAGTTTATTTATGATTTTAGATAAATTATTCACCTGCAAGAATGGTCTTGGGTCAATAGAGTTCCCCCAAACAAATCCTTTATGATGTAGTGTTCCATAGCCTTTCATTTTTAATCCATCTTTTGATTTAGATATACTATTTGCCAATCCACCCGTCCTATATAGAGGCTTGGTTCCATATCCATCACGGATACGTTTTCTTTCGGTTGATTTTCTAAGTTTTGGCTTAACGCTCCCACTTTCAATAAACTTTTTAGAGTCTTGTGCAACCACACCAGCATAGGATTCATTCAGAAACTTATCTATTACCTTGGGCAACTTATTCGCCATTTTACCAAAATCAAAATTAGTTTTAATTTCTAATTTCATCCCATGTATCCTTTCCCAGTTGTTTTGCTTCTAAATATTCCTTCTGGTGTTTAATGACGAACTGTTCAATTTGTGCTTCTGCCCATTTTACGGGGTCTTCAATAATTTCTTCTATCGTACCCTTTAATTCAATGTCAATATCATTGATCTTGTCCAGTTTCCTGACGGAATTGAGCAAAGATTGACTGGCTTGATTCACTTTCGTTTGTTTGTCTATTGGCATCGATAATCCCCTGTGCTTGTTTCATTGTTAAGTCTTTGTTATCCCGTATCATCATCTTTGCACGGGTGGTTAGGTTTTGCTCTAAGTCGAATTGGTCTTTTAGTATTCTATCTTGTACTGTAGTTGGATATTCTACTTCCTCAAAATCAACACCAAATTCTTCAGACAGTTGCACTCCATTGTATTCCGCTATTACACGTTCAACATCATAAAAGTCCTGTTCATACAATCTCCACATGGCAATATCATCAAAATAGTCTTCCTTTCGCTCAAGGTCTTTAATCATAAGGGAAATACCAGACGGAACTTCACCACCAGACTCAGCCCACTGAATCCACAAGTGGTTATTGGATGCCACTAATTCAATTTGAAATTTAATGTTGTTAATTGCTTCTGCAATATTGCCAGATGGACTGGTAACATTATATTGACCATCTTCCCCCATATCTAGTATTGTATTAGAACCAGCTCTCATCATTTCTTGATCTGCTCTCAATCCCTTAACCCACGGTTGACCAAACATATTAAATCTTAATCCTAGGTTCATTTCAGTAAGTCCAATATTGACTTGTTCATTACAATTAATAATATCTCCAGCACCTTCTACGAAAAATGAGTCTATTTGATCTTCTCGATGCGTAAACACGAATGGTAAAATTCCATATGGATTTTCAATTTCCTTTATTATCTTTCCGCTATCATCTAGGACTGCATAAGTCCTAGAGTCCCAATATGCCCACTGCAATCCCAATGTATTTGATAAATCAGAAGATTGATTTAATAATGGATAGATAATCGCTTCTGGCTTAAATGGATTCTCACCAAAGTATGATTCAAAATAATAGATAGGGCGATATTCAAATTTATCATTTTCCCAATAAATCCTATTGGCAATAGTTCCAACAAGCCGAGTCATTCTTTCTGAATGTTTCATCCTAACATCTTTTGTTGTAATAAGAGAGTTATATATATCAGTTGTTGAGCCTGTTGTTCTATTAGCACCTAGTGTGTAGATGCGGCTAATCTTATTGATAAATTTTCTTGTAAAATTTGTTAGAGATGGTGGAATTTCAGAGAATGCATCACCCTGAAAAAAGTTTTTAATATATTGGTCAGTTGATGTTCCTGAGTAGTAGTTAAGATATTTCCGTATTTCTTTTCTACGATTTTGTGCGGTTATTAACTTTGTTTCGGTCAATTTATTTTTAATAATACTATCAATCATCTTTGTATCCTTTTCATTTCCCTATTTCTGTAAGGGAATCTATTTATTATGAAATATCGAAAGGCATCATTCCCGTGGTCGTGATACCCATCCTTTATCGGTTCTTCTTTTATTGGTTTACCATCTTCACTCTCAGGGTATCTATATTCTTCAAAGTCCTGTATGACATCCAAGCACTTAGAGTCCACATGAATTCTTCGTGTACCATCCGCACTTGAAAAGAATCCTCTTGTATAAGACACGCTTGATATAATATTTCTACTTTCCCTGTCTCTTGTAGCCATGATGCGAATTCCACTACGTCTAAAGATTTCCATATCACTAGCCCCACTCTGCCCTTGGACATTTGAACCAGCAGGGTCACCGTAATACGAAACAATCGGATAGCCCTTTGTTTTAATCATTTTAATTAAATCTTCTGTCTTAATATCCTTCTTATGCAGAATAGAATCAAAAACCCTAATATGCTCTTCACCATCAATTACTTCAGTCTGGAAAAACATAACTGCTGGCATACGAAACCCGAAATCTATCGAACAATATGTGGGAAGATTAGGATCGTATGGGAAGCTCCCCGTATCTTGTATCCTATTGAAGTCCCAGACCTTCCCTTCAAATACAGAAAATTCCGCACCAAATTCCTGACCAAATAATGCACTTGACATGTTACGCCTACGTTCAATAAGAGCTGGGTCTTGAATCCCCAGTGGAAATTCATGTTGAT